TGTAATGTAGAACTATCTTTGCCTACCATGAACTTGGATAGAGAAAAATAGTCGTTCCATTTTCTTTGTTTATGTGCTTGTTCAGAAACCATTCCTCGATTTAAATTTTCATCTTTTATTCCTTTTTTTTGTTGTTGATTGTATTTTTTTTCTTTTTCTTCTTGTTCTTTTCTTTTATTATCGTCTTTGTTAGGTTGTTGTTGCATTAGTGTATGTTATATTATATAATATTATTATATAATATATATGTTTATCATTATATAGGATTTTTGTATTCGCGTTATGGGTTGTCTGTGTATTCTACTAAAGTTTGGCAAAAACATAATAGATGATGGATGTTGCTAAAATACTCCATGTAATATTCATCATTAGTTCATAATTGTAATTGTCTTCATAAGTTTGGAAACGGGAATCGGGGGTGTGATTGAGGTCTTTTAGTTTTAAATCCAATTCATTGCGCAAATCTTGTATTTTTTTATTGTTTGCTATAATGTCATCGTAATTTGAATTGGGCTTTTGAGTGACGACAAAAGCACTTGAAAAAGTTATTTTGGCGTCGTCTAACGCTTTAATTGCATTAGAAATATCATTTATTTTTTGTTGAGCGCAATTTTGTATCTTATTAGGTAGATTAGATGTTAAGTCTTGCAGACTCGGATTATTTTTAAAACAATTATTAGTGTTTGCATAATTAATTGCATTTACCAAATCTTGTAATTTTTGTATATAATTGGTTTGATATGTAATAATTGTACTACCAGAACCCGCACTAGGAACAGTACCATCTCTATTATATAAATTTTGCAAATCACTTATTGACATTATATATATTATTTGTTATAAAAAATAAAAGACAAAACCCCAATTATTCCAACCATTAAATTTACACTTTTTATGTATTCCGAATTATATATTTGTGACATGTCGTTATATTCTTGATTCTTACCTAAATATTTTTGACTATGGGTTTGCAATTGAGTTGCATAAGTTTTATTTGTGCAATATTCGTTAGCGTAACAATTATTACAATCATCATATGTTCCAACTACACATTTAGTGTCACAAGTTGCGGGTGGACTACCTGGACATATGACACCTGAATCTGAATATTTTACAGAATATAAATCTTTATGAGAAAACAAAGTATTATTTTGAACAAAAGACATCACTATACTATAAACAAATATTTTCGTTTTACACACATATTCTATAATATGGAGTATACAATGCAGTAGCACTTGCGCGTATAAATTTGGCAACTTGTCCTGGACGCAACATTATGACTAAAGCCAAAGGATCATACCGTGATATTTCGGGCAATAGTTTCAAATTCGATTTCAAATTCAAAGCCACATTCATTTCTTCCACTTCTTTTTCGTCTAAAATCATTACGGAAGGGCATAATACATGGTTTAATAAGTTGAATTGCAACCGTTTAATATTGTGAATGACCACAAATATGCCAGTTCTTTCGTACAAATAGGTCATTTTATTAATAATGGTATCATTGGGCTCTTCGTCAATAATAATAACCAAATTGTCTTTCGGAGTCAATACTGCCTCGATTTCATACAAATCTTCAATGACATTATCTAATATTTGTGGTCGTATTTGTTTTGTAGTGGTTTTCGAAAACAAATAATATTTGATGTAGACTTTTTTGTCTTCGGTGCTATGCGAAATCAACATATCGAGTTGCGAGTTTACATACATGGCATCGATTTCGTTAATACTAAATGCATTGTAATCCGATACATTGTATTTTAATTTTTCCAAATGTTCCAATATAGTATTTCGCGATTTGTATATGCTTAATATGCGGTTGCTAAGTGAAGATGACATTATAATAAGTATATAACAATATATATTTATTATAGTTTTTTATTATTTGTTCAATTTTTTATAGGTTATACTTTTTTGATGACTAAATTCGAGAAATCGAGAACACCGTTAGCATTGGATTCTGAACTTGTTGCATTCTCTAATATATTGGATTGTATGTTGTGTTTTGGTTGTGAAATACCTTCTTGGAAGCCATTCATGTTCGGGGCAAAATGGGAGGCAGGAATTTTTTCTTCTCCTGTTTCAATGGAATTGTCAGGTCCATTTACAATTTTGATTACAGGATTTACATTGATTTCGGGGGGCATTTGTGTTCCATAGGGGGATGAATAATGTTGTGGAATTGGAACTGGAGATGAATAGTGGACTAGAGATGGAGTCGAATTGACAAAGCCTGCTGCTTCGGAATAGGGAGAGTGTAAATCATTACAATGGAAAATGTCATTGGGTTTCACCACTTTGATCATTTCATCAGGATTCTCTGAAAATCCATCTGTTTCAATTGTAATGAATTTTCCACCGCGATTGTCTTTTACTCTCCATTTGGTATTGGAGCGTCCACCTCGGTAATATACAGGATCCCCTACATTGAATTGGGGAGTTTCGTCCCCACCACCACCCCTCACTCTATTTTCCTCTGGAGGGCTACCCGGTGGTGTCATGGGTGGACGAATTCCTTGTTTTGAAGTTTCGGGTGAGTTTGGATTAAATGGAGGAGAGTCTGTAGGTTCAAGCATAAATGGAGGAGAGTCTGTAGGTTGTTGAATTAAGGGTGACCATCCTTCACTAGGATATGAATCGGGAGCATAAGGAGCACTGTCTTTACTATTTTGAGATTTAGCGTCTTCGCTATATTCATAAGATTCCATTGAGTCAGGCTGAAATTGTCCTAATCGCGGTATATAAGCCGGCGCATTTCGTTCATCTTCATACATCATATTACGTATTTTCATTTTGGTTCGCGTTTTTATTCTCAAATCGGATACAATGTCTTTCATTTTCACATTTTTAATATGGGTTAATTTCTCAATGTTCTTCGAAAAAGACAAGTTCTCCAATTGTTGAATATTATCTTCAGTAATAATACGCATTTGAATATTTGCGGTTTGTAATTCTTGCAATAACAATTTGAAACTATAAGGAACACATACAATACTGAAACTGCGACCATATTTGGTAATGTTTTCAATGTTCATGGATTTGCCATCCACAGTTCCAATAAAGCGCAATGGACCATCTGCCATTGGACTCATAAAAAGATTCTTCGAAGGATTGTATACCGCAATCATACCTGTTTGGTTACAAATTGCCAAATAATATTTGTCGCCTCGATCCATCATCGAATCTTTCAAAAAGGCATTCATGCCGTGAGATATTAATACGTCGCGTTCCATTTCCCCAATACGCAATCCGCCGTCATTGGCACGGCCACTTACGGGCTGACGAGTAAGTGCAGTACGCGGACCTTGTGCGCGATAATTGATTTTGTCTTTTACCATGTGTTTCAAACGCATATAATATGTGGGTCCTATAAAAATATCGCTTTCGATTTGTTCTCCAGTCATACCATTATACAACAAATCGTTTCCACTCGAATGGAACCCCACATTGGTCAAAAGTTCTCCAAAGACCCCGATTTTGGATTCTTTATTGTTGAATGCCGTGCAATCCCCGAAACCGCCGTATTGCACACATGCTTTGCCTACAATGCATTCTACCAATTGACCTATTGTCATGCGGGTGGGAATGGCGTGCGGATTTATAATAATATCGGGACGTATTCCTGATTTGGTAAAGGGCATGTCTTTTTCGGGAATAATCATCCCCACAGTACCTTTTTGTCCCGAACGACTTGCCATTTTATCTCCCAAATTGGGAACACGTATTTCCCTCAATCGGACTTTTGCAATACGTTGACCTTCTTCGCCTTCCGTAATAAACGTCTTGTCCACAATTCCCAATTGTCCTTTTTTAGGGGTTTTCGACATATCCATGCGAAGTTCTTTGTTTTCGACATTGTTTGAGGTTAATCCAATAAGAACGGTTTTGTCATCTACAGGAATATTTTCTTTTATAATACCGAATTTGTCTAATTTACTGTAATCGTACCCTGGTTTAGTTCCACGTACATTTTCCTCATTTTCGATGTTGGTAAATCGTTTGTCCACAATTGTATTGGCATTTTTACTGCTTTCTTCGTGGCTTTCATATACAGTGTAATACGTGGTATTGAATAGCCCGCGTTGAATCGAGGCTTCGTTTATTAACAATGCATCTTCCACATTGTATCCACTGTAACACATAATGGCCACAATGGCATTTTCGCCATACGGATTTTCTTCTTCATTAATGTATTCCATGAACCGCGATTTTACCAGGGGTTTCTGACCGTTATTCAATATTACCGCCGTCTTGTCCATACGCACATTATAATTGGTGTGATACATGGAAACGGCTTGTTTGCTTTGCCCACATGAAAATGCATTACGGGTGGGCGGATTGTTCTCTGGATATATAATTTGATTACACATGACACCGAATATTAAAGATTCGTGTATTTCCAAATGGGTGTATTTGGAAATCTCATTTGCATTTGCATTTGTTTCATTCAAATGCATTAATATCATTGCATTTTCGCTTTCGCTGGGATCAATATAATCAATAATGGCTTGGTCTTGTATAAAGCGTTCGAGTTTCGCAGGATTGGTTTCGCTTTCAACCCCTACATATAATTCACTTAATTCATATATTTTGGGCAAAGTGTATTCCACGTTTTCAATGCGTTTTCGATTGAATCCTGTTACCAAATTGGACCAACTGAAATCCCCTTCTTGGATTTTTGTTAATATTTCCTTGTTTTGAATGGAAAACCGATTGGTTTCGGGAACGCGATAAAAAATTGGTCTGCATACCCGTCCAGAATCCGTATAAATAAAAATGGTGTTTAATTTGATTTCAAACGTGGCACTTGTATAAATCGGAATAAGCGCATTTCGTCGAAACAAACGAATTTCATCAATGGATTCAATTGGATTATGTATGGACCCCGCCCACAATCCATTTACAATGACTTTTGTCATGGTTGAAAGCATGTATGGTCCACATTCTTCGACCAATTTCATTCCCAATTTTTCGCGTAACCATTGGATCATAGGTTCTCGAGAATATCCACGCGAAACCGTTGTAGCAATCGAAAGGGTTTTATGTAATCCAATGTTTGCTCCATCGGGGGTGTCAATTGGATCTATAAATCCCCATTGAGACCCGTGTAAAACGCGTGGTCCCACCAATTTCGCACTGGAATCCAATGGCAAATTCGTTTTTCTCAAATGGGAAATCATGGTATTGAATGACAGCCGATTCAAATCTTGGACTACCCCAATTCGTCTTGTATGGAGTTGCGACCCCCAGTTTCCTTTGAAGGCTTTGCGAAACCCCAATTCCACGTGACGTTCCTTGAAAATATCAACAAAATTTTGGTCGATTAACCCAGGTAAATTGTTGCTATACATGCTTTTGTTGAAATACAGACGTTTTTCGAAATTCAAATGGATTTCCCGTTGTTGAATATTATAATATTCGCGAAACAAATCATAAATGAGAGACCCTACCAATTCTACACGTTTGTATTTGTAATTGTCTCTGTCCGTGGGTGGTTCGATTCCCTGATATACCGAAAGAAGGCGAAATACAATATACCCCAAATAATAGGCTTTTTGTATATAATTGGTTTCTCCTACATGAGGCACAAAATAATCACACAAGATTTCCATTGCATAAGAAATGGTTTTGAATTTGGTTAGACTCGCAATAAAAACGAGTGCGTCATGTTGTGTCATAATAGTGCCTGAATCATGGACACATGGAATAAATAAATCGACCATGGATTGATATTTGTCCAAATCCAATAAACACATTTGTATAATCGATTTGTCGGAAATTATGCCGAGAGCGCGAAATACCACAAATAAGGGGACAGGACTGCGTACATTGGGAATGTTCACTACAATGTTCTCGAATGTATATTTTTTTCCTGGACTCAATAATTTTACAGAAAGTGTGCGTATTGGTTTTGATGCGTTTTCGGAAACCGACCGTATTTCCGCGGAATACAATACAGTGTCATCATTCACATCGCGAATATAAAGCATATTGTCGGCAAATTTCTCTTGGGGAATTACTGTTTTTTCCTTTCCATCAATAATAAAATAACCCCCCAAATCATTACGGCATTCTCCCATATTGAATATTACTGATTTGGGTAACCCATGTAAAACACAAAAATGGGATTGAACCATAATCGGAAATTTCCCCAAAAACACTTTTTCGAGTGTAATAGTGCGTTTCTGGTAATTTTCTTTTAGCGATTTCTCTTGGGCTTCCTTTAATTGCGCCGCCATGCTTGCTGTCATTTCTACTTCGACGGATTTTACACGGCGTTTGCGTTGTACATTTTTAGGCCCACCGCCCTCCATGCCAGTGGGGTCACCCAAATCCAATACTTTTTGACCCCCTCCTTCCACTTCACTTAAGGTTGCATTTTTATAATTACCTGCTTTCATTATGCGGTCTTCGTGAATGGCATCACTATAATCTCCTCCTCCCTCGATTTCAAGCGCTTTATATTTAGAAGATTCCCCTCCTTCCATAGTCACCATAGCAGGTGTTACTATGTAGGGGGCTTCCCCGGGCTCTAAATAATCAATATATTCAATGTCAATGTCATAATGTATGGTCATTCCGTAGGTCATGTTTCGCAATCGCGCTTCATTGGGGAACATATAATGGGCATTGTCTTCATCATATATAATGGGTTTTCCGAAATATATTTTGTTGCCTTCTTTACCGCCGAAATACATATGACATTGATGTTTGAAATCTTGGATTTTTTCATCATATTCTGAATTTATTGTTATTGGGTTTTTTTCTTTGAAGATTTGGAATATGCCCACTTTAAAAAAATCGTCATAGGATTCAATATGATGTCTTACTAAAGATTGAGGATTGTCTTTAAAGTGGGAATTAATAATTTTCCATATGAATTCATCTTCTGTTTTAGACACCATTATATTATAGTAATAGATTAATTATATTTTTATACTCTTCCATTTTTTTATAATATTATAGTATAAAACCATGAATTCCTTATCTAACGCAGACAGCCTATTTGGTCCTTTGAACAAAAACTATTGTTTCTACTTTTATGCTCTTTCTGTTG